GGGGTCGTCCACAACCTGCGTACAGACGCAGCCAACACCTTCTTTTATCATGCTGAAATCCAGTCTATGCTCTCGTGAGTCTCACCCGGTGTGCGCGTGTGTTGAACCGCTACGCGCAAGGGAAAAATAAAGTTTGATATGATGGTGAGGATATCCGTCGGGAAAACTTTACGGAAATAGGAATACACGGAATTATACACAGAGCTTGCAACCTGTTGATGCCAGATGTTTTCAAGTGGTAATATTTCGTGATGTGTTGTATCCAAGTAGAAAACTTTTGTTGTTGACATGCTTGTAATTTGTTCTCGTGTTTATAATTCTGATTGACTTTCGTGATATGAAGCATGAAGCACTGAGCAAGCTTCGAAGATTAGTTTGGCTCGATTATACAATCGATGCAACCCCATTCAAGGGACCGCCCAACGCGGTCGATCCCACTATATTCTATCCGAAAAGGTAGAATACGATCAGTGATCGATTGCATTTCTGAGACATGAAGATGATTTTTTTCCAGTTTTATTTGGAACTGTTTCAAAACACCCCAATTTTTTTCACAAAAAAATGAGAATGACACACCAAACATTAACTCTTGCCGTGGTTTCGTATATATCTTCAATTTCATTTGCCTGTTTTTGTAAGTTGTCACATCACGGCCGTACACAACCCACTTTTTTGTCAATGCCTCTATTGGTTTAAAATCGTAGAAACATAAAACAATCTAAAGTCCGTCCCTAAATATCTTGATTTAAATATATGAAGGAATGAGGGCCTCATATTATTCTTTCGTCACATTGCCGATCGTTTTACATCCTCCTCCGAGGTATGGCGGGAAGTTCCTCGTAAAGTCGACAGAAGTTTTCGGCAAATGTTCATTTTGTAGAATTTTCTTCTACAAAATGTGTATGTATTTGCATGCGACAGCATGATTACTGGCTGACACTCATAGAGTGTTTTTAAAAATGAATATCGAAATCGTCTATGCACTCCTTGAAACGCACTGATTATTCCACTGTTGCTGTAACCGTATTTATTGGACCCACAGAAGTTATATTTTACGAAAACAGACTCGGAAAATCATCTTCCGTTGAACCAATTGGTACCGTGGAAACCCGTTCACATATATGAAGTGCATTCCAGCTCACACTCGGTGTTTTTTTTGGCGTATCTTTGTCTTCTTCATCACACATATCTGACCAGTTGGTGACCTTTTCAGGCTGTATTTGCACACCGCTTTTGGCTTCAAAAAGAACAGTTTCAATGTCACATGCAGCTACCGGAGTAGAAAATTCGTGTTGAATGACGGTTGCATCAATGGCAGACTTGGATGTGCACTCGATGTCCACCAATTTAGGTAATACAGACGAACTTTGTGAACCCAGCAACTCTGGTTGTGCTGGAGCGGTTGGAAATTCAGCAAATACAGGAGGTTCCATGTCGATAAGAAGATTCATGAATGTGGACCCTTCCGTGTTATTAAGTCGATCGATGGACTCGATGGTATTATAGAGCAACTCGTCTTTCAATACATCTTTTAAGCTTAGAATACGCTTGAACAAATCGACATCCGGTACATCAGTTGTCGGGGTGAAAGGCAACACCGTGCTCAACTGTTGTTTAGGTTGCGGCAACAGTTGTTGTGGCGACGGCAAAGAAACCTTTGATGAAGACATCAACGTATACCTGTTCACTTGCTTCAGTTTACATCGTGCTTTGGGTTGGTACGATTCCATATGCTTCATAAATGCATTCGCATTTATGACACAAGTGAAATGGATATGTGCGGATTGTAACCCATCAGCTTGCCCAGCATCATGTAATTTGCAATATGTAATTGTAGCAATTGATCTTGCAATGCGTTCAAGTTGGTATCTCTTCAGCTCCTTATCCAGGCGATCGATGTATACAACTGTGTCGACAAGTGTAACTTCACACTCTGGCTTTATGTGGCAATATCGACATCGATTTCCATACTGACAGGTTCCGGATTGGAAATATATACATGGCACCGATAGATACCTCCGAAGATGCGTGGGAAGATTATCTATTGAAATCATTTGTGTCGAATAAATTTTTTTCAATTTTTTGTGTGTGAATATCTTTTAAAAAAATCCCAAACAATTAAAAAATCCACCGGCGCGTCTGTTTAAAGACTGAGGTGTACGATGCCGTGTTTGATCGTACTTCGCTCCATTGCATGCCGGTGCGCACTACTCTGAACAAGCAGTCGATCGCGTCGGCCGAATCGAGGACCCGCGGTCGGCGTTTCACCCGGGTGGCTTCGTGGAGTGCAATATGTTGCAGAATTTTCTTCTTGAATAGTGTATGCATTTGCATTTCTACTGACTTCACTCATCCTAGTATTATAAAAAAAATGAATATCGAAATAGTCTATAAGGTCCATCTATAAATATCTTGATTTTTCATGTACTGAGATTCAAACAGTTTCAGGACCCGGCGAACATCCATGAATTGCCGCACCCGAATTTAGAGCAGCGAGACCGAAGTTTACAACGACAGTTTTATGACCGTCTGAATTTCTGTGCGAATTCGCATCAACAAGACACCCATCTGATTGTGGCCAATAACCCGTCCATTTTTTACCATACCACCCCATCGTGTGATATCTCCTTTTTTGAATCGGCGTTCCGCTGACCGGTCAAATTCCAGAAGATATTGATTGCCTGTAGCAAGAAGTATTTGTTGCATTTCTGGATGCGCATATTTTTGTCGAAGGAGCTTCAAAAATAGATCTTTGCATTGCGTTGATGTCATCGACTGTTTCAAACCTTGTTTTTTTTGTATATTGATTCGCATTTTTGCCAGAATTCCGACTTGGTCTTTTGAGGCCCAATACCGTAGCTTTTTTGCAACATCTTTCTCGTCGACACCAACATATCGAAATGCATTTTCTGAAAATGCGCCAATTGGACCAGTCGAAATATATTCGTCGCTTGATTCGACCAGTTCCGCCTGAAAGGCATGTTCAACTGACGGATAGATCTTATCATTCAATTCGGTTTTAAACTTCCAGAAATTTGACAATTTGTAGAATGGATGTTTTGAGTTGCTGCCAAAACGAACGAACTCTTCAACTTCTCTGAGATGATGTGATTCCATTAAAAAAAATTAAAAGATGGTCCAAAAATTTCTGTCGATTCGATTTTTTTTATCAAACAAAATAAAGCCCAATGGCAAGTCATTGTCAGAAAGTCTGTGACCAAAATTACAACATCGCTATTAAAACAATACAGGATCAATGCCAGTTCAACAATTCCTTTGATCTAAAGGATACATATCACAATAAATGCAATCTCCATTGTCACAAGCACAGACATTCAGGGCTCAGTACCGGAGATCGTTCTGTATCTGACAACATATATCGCACTGATATGACTACTCTGCACGCCAGTCCGAGTTCATTTTGCCCCAAATATGGTGGTAGCCGCATATCAAAGTCTGAATCCACCCCCGTGCCAAGTACCGAATTTTCTTTTATCATGTCCATTCACTCAGTTGATACACACATGGAAGGTCCGGAATCAATGAGCTGACATTACTGTAATATTTGCGTGTCAAATAAAGATAGGCATTCGACAGTCTTTTATAGACATACCGTTAGGATACACCACATACTTCTGTGTCTTAGAATATGTCCGTCGCAACCCAAGTATCTATATTCTCTCCTCAAGGGAAGAATACGACGGTGTAGCTGCAGCTCGTCCTCGCTCAGCGCCCGTATCCTTGGCCCTCGAAGAGCCGCTTGAAGTTGGTCCCAATGTTGGAGTCAACACTCTCCCACACTCTCCTGTACCTTATTTCCTGGAATTCTACGTTTGTTGCGTCTTCGTCAGTGAGGACGCTCGCTACGCCAATAAGGAGATAACACGGAGGAAGTAATATCAGGTGTCGTCAAAACCAACCAAAAAAATTGAACTTGACATACAAACCAAGTGAATGGAGATGAAAAACTGGCAAGATTGTCAGACATGCAAACAACCAACTACAATCACGCAGTTTAAAGAGCAGGATGGACACAGTATTATAAAAATGTTGGCAGGCAGTGATTCAATTGTGATATGTTCTACAGCCGCATACCATCTGCGAAGCGCGTGTATGCCAAAAGACGCCGCTCCGTCGCTAGTCACATGCTATGATAATATATCCAATCGTACCATCTCTTCTTGTCCAAACGTACATGAAGAACTCGAAATTTCGCGTTGTCCAATTTGCATGGAATCGGTGTTAGAGACTGGTACTATAACACTGGTCCAACTTCCATGTCGGCACTTCTATTGTGACGTATGTTTGTACTACATAGTGTCCAATAAGCTGCCCTCGGTTTGTTGTGTATGTAAAACACAGTTCAACTCCAACGCTTCGGTTCTTCCGATGCGTATACGTACCGACAAAGTCGATCTGTCTCGGCGCATTATTCCACATCGTCAATCAAGTCTGAATACCTTGGTGCATGCGATTGATGCAGCTCAGCTACAAGACGACCGTCACCAGTTTGATCGGAATGTTGGAAATTTTTATCAGGGCGCCCCACGCGAACTTCCCAGCGTACTGCAAGTGGAATCCATTGATTCGTTTTCATCGGTTCTCGTAAACTGTATTACCGAAAAAGCGACCGTCCCAGCCGTCACTCGTTTACAACAAAGCTATCTTTACAATGATCTTCTTGCTGGAGTGTATGATCATACGACAAACACATGGACACTTGTCAATTATAAGTCTCATCCAAATGGGTTCGTATTAAATAATATTCGTGTACGACATTCCGCTGACAAACTTGACACACAGTTTATCAATGGAAAACAAATACGGTTTCTTTACCATAATATGTTAATCGAGTGGAACGGTCCATACAAATGCAAATGTATTCCAGTTGATGTACCATGTCAAAAGTTCGACAATGTAACAAGTAAGTTGTGCAACAGTGGCACACATTCAAACGAAACTACCCGGTGTGCAGTTATACGTGAATTGGATGCAATACGACAGGGCACAAACACGGGTGCTCAGCCTGTGTGTACAATATTGTGCACACAAACAATTTTCATGAAAGATGAGACGCATATGACACTGAGAGATTTGAATGTATCCGTTCAACCATCCATGGCAATATGTACAACCGATGCCAACGGGAAAAAAAATGTGTATTCTGCTGAATGGATACATGATTCTGCCCCACTTACATGTTGGTGTATTCTCGCAATGTATGATACACAAGAATAATTGAGTCCAACCATATCCAAATACGGGTTTAAAAGACCATTTCGATATTATTCAAAATGGGACCGACCGCGTGAGCGGTCCCTTTCATGGGTTGCATCGATTGTAGAATCGAGCCAAACGAATCTTCGAGCTTGCCCAGTGCTTTACGCAGCGCAGTTTCTTGCGCGGTCAGCTTCCCGAGGCACGGTTTCCCCTCGTAAAGTCGATGCGGTCGGCGTTTCACCCGGGTGGCTTCGTGGAGTGCAATATGTTGTAGAATTTTCTTCTTAAATAGTGTATGCATTTGCATTTCTACTGACTTCACTCATATAGTATTATACAAAAAATGAATATCGAAATAGTCTATTGACTGTATCCCATAATATATTGCAGAGGAATAAATAGAGTCCGAATCGCGACGCCAACAAACCCAATTGACACAAACCACACAAATATAAAATTCATAGTAGTTTGGTTTTCGGACAGTGTCGGTTTTGTACAATGTCGGATGAATTGTGAATATACTTGCGTGTACGATATCGCCATTCGTTTAAACTACTTTTTTTTGTTTGGAGACATATTTCAACGAATGACACAATTTCATTTACTCACACTGACGGAAGAACTCGGTGCATATTTACCATCTGCGCCGGTTCCCAAATTTCGACGTTCGCATAACCAACAGTGGTTATTTACATTCAGTTCACTCTGTACATTTTTAATATTATGCCAACTACCACTTTACGGAATCAATATGTCATCGGGAACGGACCCACTTCACATGATACGTATGATGACAGCATCGAGTAGAAATACGTTTATGGAATTGGGAGTAGCTCCAGTTGTTTCAGCTAGTCTCATTGTACAACTTCTCATCGGGTCGAACACAATCCGGTATTCGAACATTCAACAAGATCGGAAGAATCGCAAATATCTAGAGAAAGTGTTGGCGTACATTATCACAATTGGAGAATCCGTCACATATGTTGCATCGGGGATGTATGGAAACATTGGACTTTTTAGCGGACTCTGTATCGTGCTCCAATTATTGGCAACAACCACGGCGATTCTGCTATTAGACGAAGCGATGAGCAATGGATATGGAATTGGCTCCGTTATATCACTGTTTATAACCACAAAAACCTGTGAAAATGTGATATGGATGATAATTTCTCCGGTTACACAGAACATGGGCAAAGGAACCGAGTTTGAAGGCATTGGAATTGCGACTGCTTATATGCTCGCCTCTCGCCTCATGCACTCACACAAGAATGGACCCTTGGTGACAATTGGATATATATTCGGACGCTCACACCTTCCAAACCTAACGAATCTCGCGGCGACGGTGTGTCTTGTTATTGTAGCAACGTATTTGGACGATTGGAGGATTGACATTCCAATTCACCGTAAAAACAGCAAAAATGCTAACAGTACACTACCAATTAAATTGTTGTACACATCGAGTACACCAATAATGCTATGGTCGAATCTGTTATCGATTTTGCAAGTTGGTTCCAGGTCGTTGTATCAACGATATTCGGAAAATATGTTCATCCGCATGTTGGGTACGTGGTCGTCTGATATACGTTCAAACACACCGAGCTCAGGTGTCATCTACTATATTTCTCCACCGATTGCCGAATTTGACCCATTGCAGATCCTAACATATACGCTCGTTGTAATGTTCGTATGTGCGACGTTGGCAAAATCGTGGCTTGAAATATCCGGAAGCTCTGTACAATCGATCACGAAAACGCTGCAGGAAGAAGGAATGATTTTACGTGGTTTCAGAGAAACATCTATTCGCAACGTATTGCGTCGTTATATTCCGACTGCTGCCAAATTGGGTGGAATGTGCGTGGCCATACTTGCGGTATTGGCCGATGTGACCGGTGTTATTGGGTCCGGATCAGGAATACTGGTTGCGGTGTCAACAATTCGTCAATACTATGAACAAATAAAACGTCGGAAAACGCAACAATTCACAAAAATGCATATTACTTGAAACTCTCCATTCATCTATTTGTGTTCATTCGGTGCGTTGGATGAATGCAGATGGCCAGACAGACCAGTTCATTCGAATTCTTCCAAAATAAAACAAGAAACATAGAGGATAATATGAGTCACTCATTTCTTCATATATTTACATCAAGATATGTATAGACGGACCCCAAATATATCTATTATAATTAAATGAAACTTACTGTTTATTTGCAACAATCCAACCGAAAAGGGAAAAAATTTCAGGTCACTTTGCTGTATCCAAACGACAAGCGGATAACCATCCATTTTGGTGCGTTTGGGTATTCCGATTATACCAAACACCGCGATTTTGACCGAATGGTGAGATACACCAAACGACACGCACCGCGTGAAGATTGGACACAAAATGGGATCCATACCGCCGGCTTTTGGTCGAGATGGATACTCTGGTCCAAACCGTCAATGCAGGAAGCGATAGCACACACCTCTCGAAAGTTTCAACTCCAGATCCTCAGGAGAAAACCGCCTGTCTGAACATGTACCCCAAGTACATGGACAGTTGTTTATTAATCCAAGGCGAATGGGTGCTTTGAATATGCCACAATGCGGTGACGTACCCACACATCATAGCACTGATCAAACCCTGCACGGACAAATCCATGCTTCGTGTACAGCTTCACCAGCTTGGGGTACCGGTGAAGTACTTCGTCTGCATGTTTTCCCCTTGATATGGCTTCCCGATGAATCGTGAGACACGCGTGTTCCACACCTGCTAGAACATCCTTCAAGAGTGCGGTGCCGATGTACTGCCCCCGTACGTCGCGGTGTGTGCACAAACTGTGCACGAGCATAGTGCCTGGTGGACACGGTGTTTTTACAATCGGATAGATCGAAACGCGATTCATCGCCACACAGCCCACGACCAGCCCATCACGCACGGCCAGCCGGAACCGGTCCGCACGAGACAATACATCGAAGCATGGCGGTGCAAATCGACCGAGTGTCGACTCTGAGTGAAAGCACGACCCGACGTCATCGTCATACTTACCGTGCAACATTTCGTTAATGCGAACAATGTCGTGTACTCGTGTTTTCCCCTCGATAATTATAGTCATCTTATTTGATACATGCCAAAAAAACACAGAAAATATGACCTACGTTATATTTTTTTCGATGTCATTTTCGAAATATCCATACAACTGCGGGTCCTCGATGTGAATTACAGTACACCATACTTCTGTGTCTTAGAATATGTCCGTAGCAACCCAAGTTCTCTCCTTAAGGGAAGAATACGACCGAGTACCTACCTTTATTCTAAACGACCCGGAATATACGGCGTAAGGAATGGGTGTGGTGTTTACCACCCCTGGCTCCTCTGAGTCCATTTTATGAAACGTCGAACATCGAAATGGTCTTCTATTAAATACCATTTCCTGGGTGTCCGGACTCGACCATGATTCTGTTACCAGTCGAACTTGCTGGATTACCGATGCCGATCCAGCTCATCGTTGATACATTTGAGCATGAAGGTGTATCGTATATCGGAATCAACTGCGACATCTTCGAGGAATGCAAGCCGGAACTCGCTGTCTAGATCGGCGAAATTGAGAGAGGTTTGATGCCGTGTTGAAGTCATGTGCGTTGCTTGATCTTCTCGATCCATTCGAGGTGGCGCGTTGGTGCCATGTCGGTTTGGTACAGATTCTTGAACATACTGTACCAACCCGTCTTCATCGTAGAAGTCTTGTGGATGATCGATCACTGGCTGCATTCGCCTTTCAAACTTCTGATTTTGTTGCATCGCATCAAGAGTCTTCGGGAACGCTGAACTGTATTTTATTATTTTCGTGAGTTGTTCCAACACGTTGGTACAGTCTGGTGTCGATGGTGTGTCGTGGTGGGTAGTCTCAGTCCGTGGTATGACGTGCATAATATTGACCACTGTTTGCCACTTGTTTGTGCAAGTGGAGAGTTATTTCGGGTTTCCAGCAATAATTCAATTTTTTTCCGATCGTTTTTTCCCCAAAAAATTCTGAAAAGGTTCATAGCTCTGCAATCGCCAGATCGTTCTCACACATATTGAGTGGAGAAAAGGACACTGAAATCAGTTCAGTGTCCATGATAGACCAAGATAAGACCGGTGTGACACGGTGTTTGCACACGGTGCGATTGTAACGATCGCAAAACTGTGCCGGTGCCTGTCGCCGACTAGATAGTGCTTGGGGTGTAGACGGATTTTCAGACGATTGAACAAAGTGTATGGGAACATTGATAGGCCGAAGGAACATAAATTGCAGCAACGATTTGTTGCATGAGATTTTTTATATGTATATTTTGAAATGTGGAAAGCAACTGGATACGTTGACCACTTGCAAGATGTAGCTCGACGGTCAGTTTCAACAACAGACATGAGAAATCCATTAAGTTCTCTAGATGAAAATATGAATGATTTTAAATTGTACTACACCGAAAACGAGTTTGTACGAGGGCAAACTGTTTTATTATCGTTGATAAGTAATGTATTGAAAACATCCATCCGGAGAGGATCGAAGGAGTATACATTGATTCACATCGAATCGCCGAAGCATGCAGCGGAGATGGTCATCGAATTGTCTCACTTTAATATAGATTCATCATGGTCTGATAAACCACTCGTCAGTGAATCCGAGAGTGAGGTAAAATTGCCTCCGTATATTCGACATTATTTTAACAACTGTTCAAATTTAGAATTGGTGGGTATGGTGAATGCAAGTGAAGAACTGATGTTAAAACTCAAACCGATCCCCGAAAATCAGTTAATGCACAGATGCATTAAAGCTAACAGTGGTCTGATACCTAACTTATTCGCGGTCAACTTAGCCTTTCGTGACCAATGTTTGCAAAAAGCTGCTACTCACATCAAGCATGATGAACTTGAAAAACTAATCGGCGAAAACATAGAACCATCGAATATGCATATCTTTCTGACGGTAATGATTACAACTTTTGATACATATTATGTACCACCGGTGATGTTAACAGCTTTCATGAAGTGTGCTGATCACATCGAAGCTCTACCTGAAACTTTTGATATGATACTATTAATTCAATGTTTAATCAAATGGAACGATCGATATTTTACTCCATGGGAATATAAAGACGTCGATGCGTTGAAGAAATGGGTAGATAAGGAATGGATTGTGTGTGTTCAGCAAGCATTAGGTTCGTTGCAACCACCCTACACGCGAATTCAAATTAGTCCAATGATGATTTTGTTACAAACCATTCCAAATGATGTGCCCATCTTGAATGTTGATCTGATTGTGCACCTGATCAGTGTTGGAAATCCGTATCATGTAGGTATTATTCCACTCATTTTTACCAATCACCTCAATCATTATGCCGAAATGCCAGTTTCATCGAATGCGCCGAACATTTTATCTCATATTTTCAGATTAGTCGAGGGTACGAAAAGTCCACACAACCGACACAGAAATACGTTTGCAGAATTCGATTTGTACGCGCTAGAATTAATGAATGTTATCACAAACTCAAAACCGTCAGACAAGACTGAAAAAGAGATATTGGACGAGTTAAAAATTTATGACAACTTACTATCTTTGGCACACAAAAAACAATGGCTTGACATTCCATTTCAAATTATTGTAGATGAAAGAATGAAAAAAATCAAAAGAATGAAAAGAGCAAACCAGTGAATAATGCGTATCATC